CATAGAACTGAGCATATGATTTTCTGTGAGGCCTTGAAAGAATGGAAGGCCAACTATGGTCCAGACACCAAAAAAGTGGTCATCAGCCATTTCTTGCCAAGTCCTAAGGCTGTGGCGCCTCATTTTGCTGGTTCAGAGTTGAACCCATACTTCATGCAAGATATGGAACATTACATGGAAAGCATAGACCTTTGGCTGTTTGGGCATACGCACACATCATTTGATTTTAGAATTGATAAGACTAGATTAGTTTCAAATCCGTATGGTTATGGACAAGAAAACTCATTAGGATTTAATGATAGTTTAATAGTGGGAATATAGATATGAAAGTTTACTTAAGCAATTATCGTAATCATTGGCTAAGTCCATACACCATTATGGAGAAGGTTGTATTCTGGCGTGAGATTGACTATGATGAGCCGGTAATCAAACGATGGAATAAAATCTTAGAACCCATTTGCTATGGTTGGCAGAAGGTATTGGATACTGTGCATCCTCGTATCAGTTATGTTAAGATTGACAGATATGATACTTGGAGTATGGATCAAAGCTTGAGTCCAATTATCCTAGCGATGCTCAAACAGCTCAAGAAGGACAAACATGGCGCACCTTATACAAACGATAAGGATGTACCACCTGGTCTACGCAGTACAAATGCAAAACCTAAAGAGAATGAATACGACACAGACCAGTTTCATTTCATGCGATGGGATTGGATTCTTGATGAAATGATTTGGACTTTTGAACAACACACAGAAGAATGGGAGAACCAATTTCATACTGGTGAATCTGATATTATGTGGGAAATATCCAAGTATGATACTGATGGTAAACCTCTACTTTGGGAAATGAAAAAAGGGCCTAATGATACTCGTAAGTTTGACAAAAAAGGATATTTGAAGTATGCTAATCGAATTAAAAATGGTCATAGACTATTTGGAACATATTACGGGAATCTCTGGGATTAAATAATGATTGTATATGATGTAGAAACACTTGGTAAAGAATCAAATGCAGCCATATTATCTATGGCCGCTGTGTACTTTGACCCCGAAAAGAAAACCTCACCCCAAGAGATGCGTGAAAATGCTTTCTTTGTGAAGTTGGATGCTAAAGACCAACTAACACGATTGAAACGAACTGTAACCAAATCATCATTAGCATGGTGGAATAAACAGTGCGATAATGTCAAAGAGATATCATTGCGTCCTAATGTGAATGACATCACCATTGAGGTAGGCATTGAAAGCTTGAGGGATTGGGCCTCGAAGGTAGACCCTCAAGGTAAATGCATCGTATGGGCTAGAGGTAACTTAGACCAATTGGTATTAGATTCGATGGAAGAGAAACTAGGTATTGAACCTGTATTCTTTTTCAACAGATGGCGTGATGTAAGAACGGCTGTTGACTTGTTAAAGAATACAACAACAGGTTACTGTCAGGTAGATTATCCGGGCTTTAATGCTAGCATAGATATTACTAAACACAATCCGGTTGATGACTGTATATTTGATGCTATGATGTTATTATATGGAAAGGAAGAATAATGATTAGAATTACAAAAAATGAGAAATTATTACATTACTCAACATTTCAGCCTGAGTTTAGGATTGAATTTGTATTGAATATCTCAACCGAGCAACTACAAGATATTGCGTCAGTTGAAACAATAGCTGATGAATTTTACTATAAATTGGGTAAAGAGTTATTCCTAGAATTACAAGAGAAACTGGATTTGGAGAAAGTATAATGATTTTTACATTTGGTGCAATATTGTTTTTACTCGGTTACTTTTGGTTTCGGCAGACAGAATATGCCAAAGACTGGCGAGATGCTGCAGTATTCTTTTTGATTGTTTCTGGACTGAGTTTAATGTCCATGAGTTTATTAATCTTAGCGTGGAAATGGTTACCATAATGCCTATATTTGAAGTTAAAACAAATTCTACTTTTGAACATGTATATTATGTTGAGGCTGAAACAGAGGCTTTAGCTGTTGAAAGTGTATTAGATTCTGATGCTGTGGATTATGCTCAAAAACACATGGGTGAACGAGCAATCGAAACGAAAGAACTATCAGAAGATACGACATATGCTATGTGGTTGAAAGATGCCCGTGAGCGAAATTATCTTTAATGTGAATCTTTTATTACATCAGTTATTTGGACAAAATATAGTCTAAATATCCGATGATAAAAAAATATAAAACCATTTGTATATCGGACTGCCATTTAGGTGCCCGAGAAGCTAAATCAGAATTACTCAATAATTTTCTAAAACATAATACCTGTGATAACCTATTTTTAGTGGGAGATATCATTGACGGTTGGAAAATTCAACAGAACAAATGGAAATGGAATCAAGGATGTTCGAATGTTGTTCGTAGAATCCTTGGCATGGCCAAACATGGTACAACAGTAACCTATGTGTCTGGTAACCATGACGAATTTATGCGACCTTTCGTCAGCCATATTTTCAAACTAGGTAACATTAATATATGTAATCAAGCCGAGTACCGGAGTTTAACGGGGCAATTGTTCTTAATTACTCACGGTGATATGTTTGATGGCATTACCCGAATGGCACCATGGATTAGTTTATTAGGTGACAAAGCCTATGATGTTGCTCTCTGGACCAATACTCATTTTAATTATTGGCGACACAAAATGGGCTTCGGATATTGGAGTCTTTCACAATGGCTCAAAAAGAAAGTCAAAAAGGGTATAGATTTTATATTCAAGTTTGAAAAAACTATAGCAGACTACTGTATTAAACACCAATATGATGGTGTAATCTGTGGGCATATCCACACTCCTGATATAAAAATGGTCAATGATATCATATACATGAATGACGGCGATTTTGTTGAAAGTTGTTCTGCTTTGGTTGAAAATTTTGACGGCACTTGGGAAATAATTTACTGGACACACATAAAATGAAAATTAAAAAGATACTTAAAAAAATGTATAAAGCTTGTGTTGAACATAATAAAAAACAAGAACACAAGATGTGGCGTAAAGCTATGAAGAAAAGCTTACAACACAAGCACACCGAAATTATTCAATAATTACCACTTGACAAAATGGTATAATTGAGTTATACTAGTATTTCAATTGTTGATAAGGCATTTTATATTATGAATTTAGATTTATTAAAAGCTCTTGAAGTGAAGTTTGGTACTGGTGCTACAATATCACGAGCAGATATTAAGAAAGAAGCATCAGAACGAAACTTCCCTAATTATCGTTGGTTATTTACTGATGAATACAAAGTCGGCCGAGGACAATACAAACTGCCAGCACCTCAACCACAAATGGCCGTAGTACATATGCGCCAACCTAGACTAATTGATGATTCAGATGTGTCTATTCCAGAAAAGTTTGAAGGTTATGTTCCATTCGGATTCTTTAAAGACCTCACAAACATCATTAAATCTAAACAATTCTATCCAGTGTTCATCACAGGTCTATCAGGCAATGGTAAAACATTGATGGTTGAACAAGTATGTGCTGAATTACAAAGGGAGTGTATCCGTGTCAACATTTCTATTGAAACTGATGAGTCTGATTTGCTTGGTGGCCCTACTTTGGTTAATGGCAATGTGGTTAACCGTGATGGTCCCGTAATCACTGCTATGAAGCGTGGTGCTATTTTATTGATTGATGAAGTAGACCGTGGTTCAAATAAACTTATGTGCTTACAAGGCATCTTAGAAGGCAAACCTTATTACAATAAGAAGTCTGGTGAAGTGGTACATCCAGTTCAAGGCTTTAGTGTCATTTCTACGGCTAATACTAAAGGTCGTGGTTCAGATGAAGGCAAATATCTATCTCAAATTTTAGATGATGCCTTTCTTGAAAGATTTCCTATTACAGTAGAACAAGAGTATCCTGATACCAAGACAGAAAAGAAAATCTTATCTAACCTACTATCAGATGTGGAGTTTGTTGATAATTTAATTCAATGGGCTGATGTTATTCGTAAAACTTATGACGAAGGTGCGATTGATGAAATCATCTCAACTCGCCGATTGGTTCATATTGCTAAAGCCTTTGCTATTTTTAAAGACAAACAAAAAGCCATTGAGTTATGTGTTGCTCGTTTTGATGAAGACACTAAAGTTGCCTTCTTAGATTTATATTCTAAGATTGTCAAACCCGATGAAGCTGAATTGCCGCCTAATCCTGCAGACTATATTAAAGAAGAAGAGGCACCATTTTAAGGAGTAGAGTGTGACCAAGAATTCAGTAAAAATATGGATTGGAGCAAACGCTGCAATTGGAGTTTGGATGTGCCATAACGCATCAATTAATTACATAGGACAAAGTTATGGTTGGATGGCATTTGATTTATTCATTGCTTCTCTAAACTTCAATGCTTCATATGTAAATTATATTATGATTAAGGATAAAGAAAATGAGTAAAGGTAGAGTATTTCACAAGATTGCAATTGTATTAAAAAATGGCGATCCAGTAACAGTAGAACAGTTTAATACTGTGTTTAAAGATACAAAAGTTGAACCTGTTTTGTACCGCCTAAGTACCTATATCTGGAACATTAAGAAAAATGGTGGTGTTATCAAGGCTATCAAAGATGGCCGAAAAGTGACCGCCTATCAGATGTTGAATGGTACAGAGTTTGATAGTCAAGGCCGCTGGGTCGGCATAGGAGTAGTATAATGTTACATGGACCAATTTTAATGGAGTTTGATGCAAAAAACACAACTCACCGTCAGCATTTTCAATATTTTATGACGAAAAATAAATGGAGACCATCGGCTCCTAGGTTTGCACTAGAGAATCCTTTTGTGAATATTCCATTAATGATTCAGCATAAACTATTAGAATTTTATTTAACCAATGAATATAAGGAAATCAAATGAAAACTGATGAAAACTTTCGATTGAAAAAACAACCAATAACTGATGGAAACTTTAGATTGAAAAAACAAACAAAAATTATTTTAGGTAGCATTTATGACAAGGTGGCCCGTAACCTATATAAAAAGGCGGCCATCAACGCACAAGTTTCTCGTGCAAAAAATGGTTATCATATTTTTAAAGGTAATGATTAAGGAGTAGTTAATGTTAATTCAAGTGAAATCCCGTGAGAAAAATTGTGAAGTTATTATTAACCTAGACCATGTTACAGAAATTGCACCACTACAAAATGGTGGAACAGCTATTCGTATGGTATATGATGGAGATGTAACGGCTAAAGCCGGTTATCGTGAAATTCATGTAGATAATCCATATAAAGAATTCTTGCAATTTGTATTACAAACAGTAACGGTAGATTCTGTATCTAAAAAAGTAGCAGAATTAAAAGCTCAACAAGAGAAGGCAGGCCCAAAGGAAAAAATTAACCTTAAAGCTAATAACTTTGATGAAATTCCGGTACTAGGCAGCAAATAATGATTAATCCTGAACAACAAGAATGGTCGTTACAGAAATTCTTTGACCATTATACACAACTCATTGAGTCTAAACATCCATTCTCGTTTGTTCGCTGGGGTGATGGTGAATTAGCCGTTGCCACCGGCCAACCAGTAGGGGAACAATCATTAGTCTTTCAAAACAAAGAATGGGTATTCAAAGAAGGTGGGAGAACTAAACTAGGTGATGCCTTGCAGGAGTCACTAACACTACAAGGGCCGGATAACCATTATGGTCTCCCTTGTCGGTGTTGTGCTTCTCAAACAGAACATATGGCCTTGATTCCTATCATAACCAATTCACCTGTTGCACCTAATACAGTCTTTGGTAATGCTAACTATGCTCGGTTCATTGACTGGATTAGCACATTAGACACCAAAGGTATCACAGTATCATTGGTGGTTAACTATCTTGGCCAAGGGAAAGAATATCCGTTCGCTGTCAATAAGTTTTGTCCTGTGCCATCAGATTGTATTACACAGTTTGAGCAAAATGGTTACCGATTGATTGAAGGTGTGAGAGAGTTTGCTAGTTCATTCTCTGGTCATTTTGTAATGGTGGCTGCAGGTCCCATGAGCGAAGTATTCATTACTGAAATGTGGAAGGCTAATCCTCGCAACATTTACTTTGATATCGGTTCATCACTAGATGTATATACAAAAGCGGGTGTTCTGGACATCTCCAGGCCTCACCAAGACCCTAAGAATCACTATGCTAGCGTAGAATGTCGAATGACTGGACCATTTAATAGGCCATATTAAAATGTATCAACAAGAGATTGATTATTTTTTCCCATTGACGGAACAAATCCCATTAGAATTGGATTATTCAGGTTGTTCTAAATTTAGCCCATATGTGACCACTGGAACTATAACTCCATCCAATATTAGTTTCATTACTCCAGGGGGTGTAACATGGACAACAACTATCAGAGCCGACGGTATTGAAACAAATGGATTAACATTTGCACTTGACAAACAACCTAACTTTGTAGTAAGATGGTTGTATAAATTATTGAATATTAAATGGACGGCAAAATAGTGAATATCTTTTATCTGGATGACAACCCCACAATCTGTGCGCAGATGCACAACGATAAGCATGTAATCAAAATGATACTTGAGTCTGCTCAACTATTATCTACTGCTCATCGTGTGCTTGATGGTGTACAAATTACTGGTACATCTTCAACAGGCCGCAAGAAACAGTTATGGAAAATGGCCGATAAACGGCTAGAGGCTGAATTATATTCGGCTACTCATGTAAATCATCCGTCTGCTGTTTGGGTTCGTCAGTCAATTGGGAACTACAATTGGTTGGCCATCTTATTAGCTAATTTATGTACGGAATATACCTATCGATATGGCAAAGTACACAAATGTCAAGAAACGGGATTAGTTGCCTTACTCGTAACAGTTGCACCTACAAATATTGCTAAACGGCCATTCACGGAACCGACACCGGCTATGCCAGTTGAAGTAGTGGTCGAAGGTAGTTCAGTAGCGTCTTATCGTAACTATTACATCAACAACAAACAACATTTGGCCTCATGGTCAGGTAAAATTAACTCACGCAGAATACCTGAATGGTTTAATGCACAGTTACAATTTTAGAGGTATTCATTTATGCAAAAAACAATATTGATTGATAGTTCACTTCATAAAACTAGTTTATGTTCATTGGCTGAAAAATACAAAGCCGATAAAGGTCCATACTCCATTGGAAGTGTCAACATGGGCCATCGCAAAGGCTACACAGCTGTATATGAAATGTTCTTTGCGCCATTTAAAAACAAGAAAGTTAATTTCTTAGAATATGGGCTTCAAAATGGTGATTCACTATTAATGTTCAAGGAATTCTTTGCTGATATGAAATATTATGGCATAGATAATAATAACGATTCAATTGAAAGATGTCGGCAGTTAAATGTTGAGTATGCTCAATACTACCGAGTGAATGTTAGTCTGCCTGATGAAATCAATGAGGCCTTATCTAGCACCAATGTTGAATTTGATGTGATATTAGATGACTCTTCTCATGTGATTTCAGACCAGTTGGTTATTATCAAGGAATCTACAAAGTATCTAAAAAGTGGCGGTTTGTTAATCATTGAAGATTTAGAAAGAGGTTGGGACGAAAACATATACGCACCAATTCAAGATTTTATTAATGAGAACTTTTCTTTTGAATCATTTATTGTTTGTCACCACAACAACCGGTTATGTTGGGACAATGATAAAATTTGGATAGGAATTAAAAAATAATGCCAAGATATGATTTTAAAAATATAGAAACAGGCGAGATTGTTCAAGTTACTATGTCCTATACTAAATTGTCGGACTATAAAGAACAAAATCCAACTATGGAACAATATCATTCAGTTGAGAACCTACCCGTTATGTCGGATGGTTCTCGTATGTCTGTTCCTGGCATGGGTAAACCCGATTCCGCCTTTGAAAAGTATGTCATTCAACGCATGAAAGAAACTATTCCTGGCAATACTATGGGTGGTCACAAAACAAAGACTCCACGAGAATGGTAACCTTTAACTATTGCCCACCAAAAATATTAGAAGAATTAACTGCCGAAACGACCGAACATGGCCGTAAATATCTTTTACCTGATGGTTCTAAAGTTCCTTCTATCACTACTGTTTT